ACGGAGGAAGCGGCGCAGCTCGTAGAAAGTCAGGCCAGCTTCGGCAGGGTCGTCCTGGACGCGAAGAAGCTGACCGGGTATGCGGAAGTGCCGAACGAGCTTCTGGCGGATGCTCCGGCGTTCGGGAGTTTCTTCGACACGATCTTCCCGAGGGCGATCGCCTGGTTCGAGGATATCGCGTTCATGACGGGTACGGGTGTCGGCGAGCCGCTGGGATTCGTGAACTGCCCGGCCTCGGTCCAGGCTGCGGCCGAGACTGGTCAGGCTTCCGGCTCGATCGTGTGGGAGAACGTCGTCAAGATGTACTCGCGTATGCTTCCGACGGCGCTGGGACGAGCTGTCTGGATCGCAAGCATTGACACGTTCCCCGAGCTCGCGACGATGGCGCTGTCCGTAGGCACGGGCGGCGGTCCGGTGTGGATGGGCAACTACACCAACCCCGGCACGGCAACTCCGCCGGTCACCATCCTGGGTCGTCCGGTGTACTTCACGGAGAAGACTCCTCCGCTGGGGACTACGGGTGATCTCTCGTTCGTTGATCTCGCGTACTACCTCGTGGGCGACCGGCAGATGATGCAGAGCATGTCCTCAGAGCACTACAAGTTCCAGAACGACAAGACAGCGTTCCGTGTCATTGAGCGCCTGGACGGTCGGCCCTGGATCCAGAGCGCTATAACTCCTCACAACAACAGCGCCAACACGCTCACCCCGTTCGTCCAGCTAGCATCCCGCTAGCAAGTTGATCCTGGTCAGTAACGCCACCAGGGGACAAGGAGAATATCATGGCTGGAATGGAAGGTCTTGGAAGGATCTTCAACGTCGTCCCGATCACCACGGCGGGTCCGGGAATTCGTCTCAGGGATGCCTCGGCTATCTCGTTCGTGACGACTGGAGCGACTGCGGTAGCGACGCTAACCTTTGCGACAAGCTTCGCTGGTACGTACCAGGTCAGCAGCTTCTTCTCGCCCGCTCTGGTTCCGATCAGCCGGGTTTACTGGAGTACCTCGGCCACTGGCACGGCAGCCTGGAACAGGGCAGTTATCACCCCTGTGGCTACGTTCACGCACGGTACGACCGCAGGACTGACGACTGCAGTGGCGACGGTATTCACGATCTTTGGTTCTCAGATCCCTGATCCGTACAACTACATCAAGTGCACGGTGACAGGTAGCGGCGTCGGTTCTGCGATTCTTCATGACTTGACCGTGAACCGAGCTCCGGCTAACCTCGCTATCCTGAGCGCATAGGAGGAGTTATGTCTTCCTCTACAAAGGGCTTTGCCGTACGGGATGCGACTGTTCCTCACGGCTGGCAGCCTTTCGGCCAGGCCAACTATAACATCAAGGTTCTGCCGGGAACTGCGACAGGTAACCTGTTCGCTGTTGTCGGAAGTATTCAGGCGTCTCTTGTCGGTGTTGTCTCGACAGTCGGTTCGGCGACATCGGTCAAGATCTCGCTGGGCTATACCGGGGTGACCTCGGGTCTAGCTTCCCCGCTAGCGGCTGGCGTAACTACTCAGGCTGTCGGCTCGATCTTCAAGCTGCCCCGCGTTCTGGGGTCTGCCTTGCCAGCTCCGGTCACGGCTGCTGGTTCGGCTGCTAGCTGCGCGTGTTTTGTGGTCTCGAATACGACGCTTACGGTCACGACCGACGCAACCAACACGATGGCGATCACCTGGATCCTGCTGTGGGCTCCGGCGTCGCTAGGTCAGCCGGTTTCCGGCATAACTGTCACAAACTTGTAGGAAGGAGAGCAGATGTCAGCCCGCCAGAGCGCTGGGTTTGGTCAGATTGTCATTGGTGCTGCCAAGACGATTCCCGGTACGGCTACTCAGAGCATTTTTACCGTGACTGGCGGGCTGATTCTGCTGACCAGTCTTGTTGGTCTGGTCACTACGGCTATCGGCGGTACGGCCACGACATTGTCGGCTGGCAGCACTCCGACCGGCGGAAGCGCCAATGTAACATCTCTAGCGACAGCAACGGCTATTACCAGCGCGACAGTAGGGACTCTTATCGCGGTTCCGAAGACTACAGGCGCTCTGGTGGTCGCTAACGGAGCCGTAGCGGCTGGAGGAGTTCTGGATATGGGCGGGATCGCTGTTGTTCCGGCAGGCGTAGTCACTGTGACAACAAGCGCCACGACAACAGGTGCGATCACCTGGCGACTAACTTATCTTCCCTACGATGCAGGCGTATCGGTAACGGCGCTCTAGGAGTAATTATGGCAAAGGTCGATAGGCTCTCTGGTCCGTCTAGTGCTGATGTGGCAAAGGAGGTCGCTACTCTGCAGGCTCAGGGGAAGGCTGACTCAAACGGCAAGCTTTATCACTGGCTTCTCTGGAAGGCAAGCTAATGCCAACATCGAGTACAACGGGAGCATGGGTACCGACGTTGCCCAATCCTGGAGATCCACCGAGTGCTGTGGTTGAAGTCTCTCCTCAGCAGTACGCGAATATGCCTACGTTATGGCTACCGCAAGCACAACCGGCGCATGGGTTGATCAAGTAGAACCTGAGGAGGAATCATCAGCTGGGACCAGCTCCTCTCAATCAGAGACGAAGCAAGACAAGAGTGGACCGACTTCAACGAAAGACCCCCAGTCGCCTGCCCCCGATGCGGAGAGCCCCTCCGAGACGGACCAGAGCCAAGCCCGGGCTCCGCGAGCGAGCCGGGCGTCCTCTTCTGCCTCTTCGACGGCTGGCAGTACCCGAGAGACTGGGTCCGGCCCGCAGAGCCCGCAGAGCTCTTCGGAGGACGCCGGAGGCTCTAAAAGCAAAAGTAAGCAAGGGGGAGCCGGGTAGCGGAGGCTTCCTGGTGAGATAGGAGACAAGATGTGGGATTGTCCAAAGTGCGAGACACAGGGTATCTCGGGTCTGCCGAACTGTCCTGTTTGCGGGACTGTGAGACCGAAGGACGCTGTGTCAGCTTTGGTGCTTCCCGCAGAAGACGTGTCTGCGGCTTCGGCTGTCGCCGGTTCTTCGGATTCTCTGGCGGGGGAGGACGAGGAAACTGCTGCTGCCATTGAGCCGAAGCCGCAGACACCAAAGACCAGCAAGAAGTCATAACTTAATATATCACAGCCCTCTAGCTAAGGCTAGACGGTCAAGACAGCGAGGACACAGGCAGTGATAGTAACTAGACCGTGCTACTGCACGCGCGAGCAAGTGCGTCGAGCACTCGACGTTAAGCTGGGTGCTTACGCTAATGAGCAAGTTGACCGCGCCATCATGTCTGCCGCCGATGCTGTTGAGGGACTTACTCAGAGAAGGTTTTATCCCGAGGACGGTGTCAGGAAGTACGACTGGCCGGATGCTCAGAGAGCTTACCCTTGGCGGATCTGGTTCGGGATTTATGAACTTGCTGCGCAGCCAACTCAGGTTGTTACCGGAACCTTTCTTCCCAGCCCGATCGTGATCCCGATAAATGCGATTATTTTTCATCCAGTTAACGAGGGTCCTCCGTTTACCCGCATGGAGCTTCGAAGAGATCTCAATAACGCTTTCGGTGGCGGTACGACTCCTCAGCAAGATATCGGTATTACCGGAACGTTTGGTTACTGGACGAAGACAAAAGCTGCCGGAACTGTAGCGGTTACTCAGCAGGCAAGCGATTCCACGATAACTGTCTCTGACGGAGTTTCTGTCGGAGTGGGAGATGTGCTGATCGCGGGAACTGAGCGAATGATCGTGACAGACGCCGGATTCGTAGACACTACCGTTGCTTTCTCTGGCTTGTCCTCTGCCTCGGCTCAGGATAATATCGTGATGGTCTCTGACGGGACTAAGTTCGCTCAAGGCGAGGTCTTGCTCGTGGACGCCGAGTGGATGATGATCCTGCAGATAATGGGAAATACGATGATTGTCAGACGGGCCTGGGATGGCAGTATACTGGCCGCGCATACCGGGGGCACCCTCTGGGCCCGCCGCAGCCTTAGCGTGCTGCGGGGGCAACTGGGTACGACAGCAGCTATTCATAATCAGGGGACAGCCCTTTCCGTGAGTGAGGTACCTAGTCTTATTCGTCAACTTGCTATCGCGGAAGCTCAGGTCTGGCTGACTCAAGAGCAAGGTGCATACGGCGGAGCTTCTGCTCCTCAGAAGATCGTGTCAGTAAACAGAGGCGGCTACGCGGTAAGCGAGCAAGTGGCCGGAGCCGGTCTGCTGGATATTCGGCAGCGTGTTGCTGAGTCTAGGTTTACTCGCAAGATCCGGAAGTGGTCCGTATGAACATTGAAATTTCTACAGATTTCCACGGGCCTGTCTTCGATGGTATCGCTAAGCACGAGGTTTCTCTTTTTAGGCAGCATGTTGAAGATACGCTAGGTGACATGGGTGTCTCTATGATCAGGGCATATCTTGAGACACAGTACATGTATCTCGGTCATCACGGAGGAACACCCGCTTTTAATCCTGTTCCCCATAATGCCGGATTTCTCCAAGCCGCAATTCACAAGATAGACGTTAATGATGTCGTTATCGTTACAGATGACCCGGTAACGTACGGTGCATGGATCGAGGGTATTGACCCCATGAACTTGGTTGTCTGGCCGCATCATCGTAATCCTCCTGCTAGAAGATTTCCGGGTTATCACGCTTTCAGAAAGATAGGTCAGAGTCTTGATGCTATGGCTACGCCTATAGCCTACAGAGAACTTCCGCCCTACCTCACCGCCATGAATGGATAGGAGAAACAATGGAACTCAAGTGTCTGCAGTGCGTAGGAGAGCACAAGAACTTTCTTGCTCAGCAAGCTCTAGCAAAGGTAGCGGAGGGATCTCCTCCTCCCTTGATCGAGGACGCGATTACCCTCGTACCGACCTGGCAGCAGCAGATGATCGGAGGACAGATAATACTCTCGTGCGTAGCCATACCGGCGTGCATGCGACACATCGAAGTACACGAGCAAACTCCAGAAGAGAAGGCTGTCGCAGGCGGTCGCCTTCTTCAAGCGAGGGCGGAAATGCGATGAGGGCGCGCAGGAAAGATCGCAAGAAATTCCTCGATGCTTCTCTAGTTCCGATGGAGAATGCTCTTCTCGCTAGAGCTGAAGAACTGGAGAGATCTTCTGCTGAGTGGAATCAAGAAACAGTTCCTCGGAATATATATGCCGTTCTAGCTGATCAGTTTCGGAAGCTAGCGGAAGAGTTGCATCACTGGTTATGAATTTCAACGACGCGGCAGTTATGACGGTCTTTGACAAGATCGTCAGTTATGCGCTGGCTAGTGGTCGGTTCGATCACGTTAATCAGCATGAGCCGAAGAATGCGCCAGGACACAATATATCATGCTCGGTGTGGATAAACAACATTCTTCCGTATCGTCCGGGCTCAGGACTAAACGCTACTACCGGAGTGGTGCAGCTCAATGCAAGGCTTTATACGAATTTCCGGTCTCAGCCGTACGATATGATTGATCCTCATATCACGTCAGCAACCTGTGATCTTATGGGGGCACTGACAGGGGACTTTGATTTCGGCGGAGAAGCAGGCGTACGAAATATCGACCTGCTGGGGATGACCGGAGTTCCTCTTTCAGCTCAGGCTGGATACGTAGAGATCGATAGGCAGATGTTCCGAGTCATTACCCTGACCATACCGGTAATAATCTCAGACATGTTCCAGCAAGGATCGGGAGCGTCATGAAAATTCAGCCTTCGTGGGGTCTGTACTACTGGCCTTTCTTCCTGATACTGGGATCGCTGCTGTTCCTGATACCTGAGCTGATCGCGTTGTTCACGAATGCAACGAATACGCTCAGCGGCTATACCTGGCGGGAGCTGAACGTACACGGCGGAATGCACCTGAATCAGCATACGGTAGCCTGGTGGCTAAGCCTGGCAGCCTGGCTCGTGTTCGTTATCGTCATAACAATTCATATCTGGTGGAAGTCGGTGGCGTGATGCAAGAGCGTTCAGTGTCTCTCGGTTTTATTCACTCCGGAACTGTTCGTACCGAGTTCATGGTGTCGGTCATGAATGTCATCTCTCATCCATTGATCGGCAATATCAGCAATTCATCAGCGGGTCCGTTGATAGCTCTGGCCAGAAATAATCTCGCTGCTCGTTTTCTTCAGCGCAGTCAGGAAGAATGGCTATGGTGCGTTGATACGGATATAGTGTTTTCTAGGGACTGCATTGATCAGCTAATGGCTGTGGCCGATTCCGTAGAACGTCCGATTGTCTCTGCTGTTTATCATATTCTTGTTCCCAATGACGGAGAAGAAACATCTTCTTCAAGGAATATTGCTGCTGCATTTTATCAAGAGCATCCTGATCTCGACAATACATTCCCCACACCAGAATTTCGGAAGAACGAGCTGGTTAAAGTTGGGGGTACTGGCGGAGGTTGCATTCTAGTCCATCGTAGTGTGTTCGAGAGAATATACAAGGACAGTGATGAAAGTCAGTCGTGGTACAACGAGATGATTCTTAACGGAAAATGGGTCGGCGAAGACCTGAGTTTTTGCCTTAGAGCTCGTGAATCTGGATTTCCCATCTATGTTCATACTGGCATTAAGGTTGGCCATGTCAAATCCGTGATGCTCGGAGAAATTTCAATGCTTTCGCAGCGAGAAGGAGAAAGACTATTATGAGTATTCCTGACGCTAATGGTGAGCTGCATGCAGTTTACAGCAGTCCTCCGCCCGCGCATGGAGCCTCTCTAAATATAATCGATCCGGCTACTGGTTCTCCTGGAGGAGGTCAGCTCGAAGTCACATGGAGTGTAAGAGGTCCGCAGGGGCCGCAGGGGCCGCCCGGAGCAGGGTTGACCGTTGCGTCTGTAGAACCTGGCGTAAATAATTTGCCAAGAGGCGGACTCTCGATAACTGATGGTCAAGAAAACGTTGTATATCTAGCTAACGGTCCTGAGGGTCCTCAAGGTCAGCAGGGAACTCCTGGAGTGATTACGGCAGGACCGTCTGGTCTAGATGTAATTGTCGTCGTGGGTGTGGCAGGATCAAGCTCTACTGCTGTCGCACCACCAGATCATCCATATGTTCTCGGAGGAGGATATCATGTTGTTCAGGTCGGTAATGCTGGTCCGGACGTAATTTATAACGGGCCTCAGATTATCGATTCTCCAATAGGTTCTCTCGGAAACGGGCCGGAAGGTCCAGGAGTTGAGTGGCTAGTTGTGTCTCAAGGCGGCTCAATAGTTCGAGCGTATGCCATCTGCAGCAAGTGATGGAAGTCGGTGGCGTGATGCAGGGTCCGGTAATGCTCGGGTATACGAGTGGAGGTACGTGTCGTGTCGAGTTCCTTGGTTCGGTGCTCAACGCCGTGTCAGGGCCTAAGTGCGATCCGGCTATCGGCGGAGTCATTTCGTCTTCGGCCGGACCTCTCTTGGCTCTTGGCCGCAACCTTCTGGTCGAGCAGTTTCTCACCTATGATCTTGAGTGGCTCTGTTGTGTCGACACCGACGTCGTGTTCGCTTCGGATGCGGTGTCCAGATTGCTTGAGGACGCTGACCCTGTCCACAGACCGATCGTGAGTGCTTTGTACTACATCTTCGAGGACGGCAAGAAGATACCTGCTGCATATGTCAACATGAGCGAAGACGAAGAACTGGATATTCATCCGATCGAGAATATCAAGGATAATCAGATCGTTCGAGTGTTCAGCGTAGGTGCCGGGTTCTTGCTAGTGCATCGCAGTGTGTTCGAGACGATCAAGAAGGATGCAGCCGGGGAGCGATGCTGGTTCCGCGAAGGGGTTATTGCTGGCCGGGACTTCGGCGAAGACGTCTCTTTCTGCATACGGGCAGCTATCTCTAGCTTCCCGGTCTACGTCAACACCGGCGTCAAAGTCGGTCACATAAAGTCAGCGATGTTGGGAGAAGTCGTCTAGTGTATCTCCCATTGGCAGTTGCCGGGTTCGTAATGCCAGTCGTGGTCAAGTCTTCCGATTTGGACTCTTCCCGGCGGTCGAGGTCCCATGTCATCGAAGAAGTTGCTGAGATCGAGCCATCGTTCACAGACAGTTATACCTTGGCCTCCATAGCGGGAATACGATGCATTCCATTCGTCGAAGCATCTAGACATCATCCAGTTCCAGGAAGAAGCCGTGCCGGGGTGATTTGCTCTGATCCAGGCGCGGTCAGCAGCTCCAGGAAATTGCTTCTCCATTTGCTGCTTTGCCAATTTGGACAGTCTTGCTTTGGTTTCCTCGGAGTGATGTCTTCCGACGAATCCGGGATTGTCGAAGCTGAATTGACCGGAGTTTCGAAGCGTGTGTTTGTCGCAGTCGCAGTCCGGAGGACACTTGAGAGCTGCTTTATGTTCTTCAGTAAGCGGTTTTCCTTTCTTGGCTCCGCTGATCTTCTTCCCTCTTTGCCGAAGAACTTCCCGATCATGTCGTTTGCATGTACATCCTGGCTGGCAAGGATCGCCGGTCTTGAAGTGTCTGCCGCATTTGCATCCTGGTTCGCATCTATTACCCATATGCCCATTATAGCACGTTTCGAAAGGATGTGCAAATTATGCCCAAGATCACCGGTCTCGGGGATAATCTCTACTGTGAAGGGTTTGACCTTTCCGGGGACGTGAACGCGATCGACAAGATTAGCTCGCCTATCGCGCTGCTGGACGCTACCTCGATCGTGCAGCGGGCACACGCACGGCTCAAGGGAAAGCGTGACGGAGCTATCAGCGCTACCGTATTCATGGACACGAACTTCCCTGTTGTGTCCACTCCGACTTTCCCTGGAACCGGAGTTCCTGTTGTCAGCACGTTCGCGTATCCCGTTCGTGTAACCATTACCGGCGGTACTCTGTCAAATGTCGTTGTCAACGGAGTTTCTGTCGGTACTACGGCAGGGACGTATCTGCTGCCAGCGTTCGGCACGATCACTATCACGTTCACGGTTGCGCCGACCTGGATCTGGCGATCGCTGGGAACTGAGCACGATGCTCTGGCATCTTTGCCTTCGGCGGATCAGATTTGCAGCTACTTTCAGGGAGTCACGTTCTCGGGCAGCAGCATCGGTCAGCCCGCTGCCTCGATGGTGTCTAAGCAGACCAACTACGACCCCACTCGGGACGCCAACGGCAACATCTCACTCAAGGTTGACTGGATGGCCAACTCCTTCGGTCTTGAGTGGGGGAAGCAGCTAACCTCCGGACCTCGTGTTGACAACGGTCCGACTACAGGTCCGTTCTTTGACCAGGGCGCTGGTACAGTCTTCGGCTGTCAGGCGTATCTGCACATCATCGAGCTAGTCGGCACGAACGTTCAGGTAACGATCACGCACTCTACGACATCAGGCGGTACGTACACGACTTTGCTGGACTTCGGTTCTTCGACTATCACGGACGGGATCCGTGTCGCTACCGCGAATAACGTTACAGTGAACCAGTTCCTTAAGGTCGTTACCGCAGGAACTTTCACTCAGGCGATCATCGCCGTCAACTTCATTCAGAATCCAGTGGCAGGAGTCGTGTTCTAATGAACCGAGATACGTTCTTGTCGCTAGCCGCTCATCCGGTCCCGATAGCGGGACCCGAATACTACAATTCGTATCGGGTATCTGCTCCGTCTCGTACTCATCGACGCAGGGCCACGTGCGAAGAGTACGAGTGTGCCGGTTACTTGTACGGATTCGTTACGACAGTGGACCTGTCAACTGAGCTAGGTCAGCGGCAGTATCACTTTCTCACGCACGACAAGAAGCGCAAGTATCACGAGCAGCGGGTGACGCTAAACCTGGTCAAGTTCATCTACGGTCCCGGCAACATCTGCATGAACTGGGACAGTCATACTGTCCCGATAGATCGGCCTCCGCGACTGATAGTCATGGGCGGGGACTGGCGCGGGAATCCACGAGGTACTTATCGGGTTCACGACCGCATTGAGCACTGGTGTGAGGATTTCGGAGAGAATCAGATCAAGCTAGCAGAAATTCACAAGAGAGGATAGTCACGTGCCAAAATTGACGGGCCTATCGGGGACGCTCAAGGTTACCGACGCCGCAACCACCTACCGGGACATCGGAAACGACATCACCAACTACACGTTCTCTACTCCGCGTGGTCTAGAAGACACGACGGGCATGAACAAGTTCGCCAACGAGCGTCTTCTGCTTCTGACGGACTTCACGGTAACCTTCAACGGAATCTTTGACAACGACCCGAACCTAAGTCACTCCGTGTTCAGCACGGTCACGGGTACGTCGGTCACGAGGTCCGTTTCTATCGCGCCTACTTCGGTGACAACGACGCCGATCATCACGGTGAATTGCCTGATCACCGACTATCAGATCACCCGCGCTAACACGGCAGAGCTGACCTGGCAGGTACCTGCGAGCCTCGCGGACGGCGCGGTTCCTGTTTGGGCCTGAGCCACGGCCAGGAATCATAAACGCAGTAGGAGGAAGAGGATGGGATTCAGGCTAGAACCGACGATCTATAATCTGTCGTTCGCGGGTACGCCGCTTGACGGTCTGCACGTAAGAATGAGTTGCTGTACTCTCAAGGAGTACAACAACATGCTTCGCGCTTCCATGATGGAGGGAGAAGTTTCCGTAGAGCTTCTCGAGAAGAACGAGGAAATTCTTGATCTGTTCGTCAATCATCTCGTGTCGTGGGATCTGGAAGACATGGCCGGTCGGCCGGTACCCGTTACTCGCGACGGTATAGATGAGCAAGAGCGAACGGTTATCGCACAGCTTATTCAGGCGTGGCAGATCGCGATGGTGAACATCCCAAATCCCTTGAGTTCGCAATCGAGCAATGGCGAGACTTCGGCGGAGCAATCACTAGGTCTGGGGAGCGCGTCGGAAAACCTTGGGAACTAGACGAAGCAGAACAGATAATAGGTCTATGCGATAGATTTCACTGCCTTCCCAAGGAGGGCGGTGTACTAGACCAGGACGCCGACATTATTCGCATGATGAAGATCGTGGCTCTGAGCAGGCCGCCTGAGGAAGGAGGTGAGTACGACGAGCAATGAAGTGAACATAACGATTACTGCAAAGGATCTGACCGGTCCGGCTTTTACTGGTGCGATGCTGAACATGGCGAAGATGAAGGCTGAGGCTAAGGCTCTTGGCAGTGAGTTCAAGAATATCAGCTCCGGCGTAAATGTTAGCTCTACGGGAATCAGCACTGCTGCGTCTTCCCTAGACGATCTTGCTCACTCTGAGATGCGTGCTGGCCTGAACTCCATCATGTTGAAGCGAGCCATAGACAACGGAAATGCCTCGTTCGCCATTATGGACGGCTCGGCCATGAGAGCGGGACTTGCTGTAAAGAATCTTGCCAATATGGGAGATGACCTGCATAAGCTTGACACTGCTCTCAAGGACACTTATAAGATCAATGTTGCCTTGGCGGAAGCGGATAGAGTTCTCGCAGCCGGAACTAAACTTCAGACCGGTTTGTTTGCTCAGGAAGCTTCTTCTGCAAGACTTGCTACTGCCGCTAACGACGAGTTGATCGGTACTCCCGGCAGCAGCGGAGGAGGAGGCCGCGGAGTTCTCGGACTGGGAGGAGCTGCCGGATGGGGCTGGGGCTGGTTCCGGAGACTTAACGTTCAGATCCCCTTGTTCGGCGGAGCACTGGGCGCACTTCCGCTTGTCAGTACGATAGGGGGTTTCCATCTTCTAGGGGAGTCTATTTTCGAGGCTGCTGCTGTTCTGATACCCGCTACGATGTCATTCATTGCTTTCGGAACTGCGGCTATCGGATCGGTTCAGGATATTACTCGATCCATGACTGCTCTCTGGCATACTACGCACGCCTTGAATCAGAACATCTATCCTCTGACAGGTAGTATGTTCAAGCTGGAGGAGGCAGTCCAGCCAGCGGTCTGGAACTTGTTCGGCGATATGCTGACCATTGTCACCGCAAAGACCGCTGTCTATAACAAACTCGCCAAAGAGTCGGCCTCGGTAGTCCAGCAGCTTGGGGCACGAATAACTGTAGCTCTTACGAGCGGCGGGCTAGATGAGTTCATGAGACATGCTGCTCAGGACCTGGCTGGGGTCGGTAATATAATCGGTAACATCTTCGGCATAATCGGGAATGTTCTTCATGCTGTTCCTGGTTACGCAGAAGTATTGATGGCTTCTCTAGAAGGACTGACTCATGGTTTGGAGACCGTAACGGGAAGTCCGATTGGTCAGTGGATACTGAAGCTAAGCCTCGCGTTCCATGGCGCAGTGATCTGGATGGGGCTCGGGGCGACGGCAGCTGTTGGTCTGGGGAATGCTCTGCTCGGTCTAGGCGCAAAACTCGGCCTTGTTGATGCGGGCTTGCTCGCGTTTAATGCTGCTGCGTTCGGCGCTGGTATCAAGCAGATGATGAGCGGTGTTCTGCTGCTAGGCGGAGAGTTGCTGGGACTAGGAGCTGCCGAGGATATCGCTGCTGCTGGAGCCGTGACCATGGAGGGAGCGTTCGCTGCTGCTGGAGCTGTTAATCCGCTTGTCTGGGTCGGGGCCGCTGCTGTGGCTCTTGGATTCTTTGTCTATGAGTTGACTAAAACGACTACCTCTCTAAATTCATACAGTGAGGCAGCTAATAAGTCTCTTCAGAATAGTCCTATCAGTCAGCTTGGAATTAATCTGACCAGGCAGATGGTTGTTGCCCAGACTGCACTCAACAATACTCGGCAGACAGCTATCGTTCAGGGTCCTCGCATGGGCGCCATCGTGACTCAGACCACTGAGGCTTACAAGGAGCAGAGGAACGAGATAGGTGTCCTCAAGGGATACTGGAGCAACTACAGCACAGTCCTCAAGGCTGCTGGCGGTAATGTCAGCCTTCTGAACGACGCGGGTATCACGAGCAAGGACATTCTTACGGCTGATGCTCAGAAACTGAAAGAACTTACGATCGAGGCGATGGCCGCTGCTAATGCGCAGCGAGCTCTTGCACTGGGGACGGGTCGTGCTGCTGCTGCGCAGAACGCGCAGACTAATATCTTCATGCAAGA